TTTATCATCAGTATCAGGCGTGACTCCTGTTTTACTCGAACGATAACTAATTACTTCACAACCACCTAATCGATCTGCTGAGGATGCTGCACCTGATTGAAAATAAATATCGTCAATATATATCGAATCTCCAGCTGTACCACTACCAATAAATTTTAACTGCAATCCACCAGTAATTGCATTAAAATCTTTAGCACTAGCAGTTCCTTCTGAAACTCCATCAATAAAAAGTTCTGCCGCTCCGGAATTTGCTCGCTCAACATATATTTCAATAAAATACCAAGTTGCTGTCGACAATACCGTAGTACCAGTAATAACTACAGTATCTCCAGAATCCCGCAAATTGAGTTTACTAGACGATAAATTTAGCGAAAAATCTAAATTAGTTGTACCAAATCCCTCAACTACAGTATCAACAGTAGTTACTGGTGGTGTTCGATACCAAAAACCAATAATAGTTTTAACTCCACCACTAGCAATAGCTTCGAACGGATCTAAATCAAATTCCTCCGTATTAGTAGTTATCTTATAACTATATGCACCAGAATGTTTTTGGGTGGTTGATGCGCTAGCACCGGTAAAGGCACTAGCTTCATCCATGCCACCAGTTTCAGCACCCCAGAAATTATTAATCGTTAATGCCACAGTCTTACCTGACTAAAATTTATTATGTAGTCAATTCTGCTGCACCTGTTGGCATACCGATGCTTTCTTCCTTAATCCATTCTTTAAGCGCAATACTTTCATCTGTCACTTGATGATCTAGTTTTACTTTAAGTAAACGAGCTAAAACATCAGCATACTTCTTTGGTACATAACCTTCTGCATGAACTTCTGACTGTTCTTGCATATCAGCTAATTCCATTTCTAACTTCCGACGTTTAAGTTCAGTTTCAAACCCTGCAACACGTTTTAAAGAAAATTCTTTATCAGCACCTGTCTGACCTTTAGCACGAGCCTTTACACGTTTGATATGAAACAATAAACGTGGGATTCTACCAATATTACGTACAAATTGTCTCTGATTCATTTTAACCTCTTATCAAGTGTTATCTAAGTACATTAATGGTGCACCAAAAGTAATTGTTAAATCACCTGTAGTCATATCAAATACACCACCTAGTTCGATAAACAAAACACAATGTTTTGCTGCTGTATTGTTATAAATTACAGCATAAAATGCATTAGTTGGATTTGATGCGTGTTGTGAATAAACACCTTTATCATCAAAATCAATTTCTGCATCGCCACCAACTAATGTTACAGTAGGATTAACCAAAGCATGTCCATCAGCAGTATAATTACCAGTTTTTGGACTAGCTTCGTTGGTCTGTAAATTAGTTGTTCCTGTGCCATTCCAATGTGGAATTGCTGTACTAACAATAGGGGCAGATGTATTGTTAACTAAAGCAATATAAAAAGTTCCTAATTCATGATCCATTAGTGCTTCAGCTAAATCAACCATCCATTGATCAAACGCTACTACAGTTCCTTGTGCCATAATTCAATCCTCATCATAAAATAAAGTGACAATAATTGATCCCACTGTACCACTTTGTGCAGTGATTTCAATCCAAACCCAAGAATCAGCAATAATAGTTGCATCATCAAAAGCAGTGATATCGGAACCTGTTGTAACACCAGTAGTGACCGTTCCGCCTGTCACAACTTCTGCACCTGCTGCACTTCTATCTACACCATGTCGAATAGTCCATGTTACAGATGGTGTTGCAGAACCAACCAAAACAGCTCGTATTTTTGTAACTGTAATTGGAACGCTAATAAAAAAATAACTAAGATCATCATTTAATACTGGATTTTCAATAATAATAGATTTACCTAGTACAGCTTTAACATTAGCGCCATTTATAAATTTGTCAGAATTAACACCAGTACCACGCTTTAAATGCATTATATCAGCATCTAATATCTGTGTAGCTTCTGTTGGAAATTGATCAAGAGTACTCATAACTCAACCTCAAATGACACTTTAGTAGCTAATTCAACCTCAAACACTCTTTCGACATCTAATTCAACAGTATAAACAGATAATATAGGAATAGTTGGTCCACCAAGTAATGTAAGTTGAACTCTATAACCCTTATGCATACCAACTTGTACAATATATTTTGGTATAGCAGTTTTCATTAAAGTTGGTATAGTAAATCTTTCTCTTTGAACACGATTAAATAAATCATGCCCTACTACACCAACTTTTGTATACCAAAGAATAATATCATTGACTTGAGTTTGACGGTTTCGTTTGTCGTCTAAAGTTAATGCAAGTGAAAAGACACTTGTACCAAAATCTGTTGTGGTAAATCCAGGAATACTAGAGTCAAACCAATACAAAAAACCATTTGTAAGAGTATTATAGCATATTGCTGGATGTCCATTTTGATCAAAAGCAAGTCCAAGTCTTACTACTCCTGCTACACTTAATACTATAGAAGGTGCTCCTACATCTTGTGGAGTTAGCACAAAATCAGGATCAGAATAAGTAAGTATCCAAGATTGATATGCTTGTCCTCCAGAAGGATCATTTAATGCAATAGGTCCAGCTTCACGACTTATTAAAGAACCAGATAAAATATCATCAGGTGAAAAATAGCCATTTGGAACTGGCACAGTACTCATTCTGTTTTCAATAATAGCCATTATGGTAGTATTTTCTCACTCCAAGCTAACCGCCAAACTAAAGACATACTGAAATCATTAAGTGTCTTTGGAATAGTATTACCTGTTCCTTGTGCTGTAAATTGAGTTTGAAAGAATCCTGCATTAGTGGTTATAGCAATACTACGAATGCCAGCAGCTAGTATCCAACCACCTACACCACAATCACATTGCATATCTACATAAAAATTATTGTTACCATAAGCATGATTAAATTGAGCTGTATTATCATTATCTTCATTTAACCCATTAGGGTTTTGTTCTATAGTACCAAGCAATCCATCATAAGCTTTCCAATTAACAGAACTAGTAGACCAAACTCCCATTTGTATACCAATATTTTCTCCCCATTGAGCAACTAAGGCAGCTCTAGTAACAGTATCATAAACTGTTCCATTTAAAGTAACAGTTCCAAGAACATCAGATAATGGTGGATAATACCGTAATTCATATTGAACTTGCATTACCTCATCTGGTAATGGAGTAAAAGTAGGATTACCGCCCATACCATCAGTAAATAATGCTCTACAGATTAATGCAGCAGGACTATGAGCTGTTGCCCAACCAATACCACCCTCTTGTAAATTTTGTCCTCCAATTGGTCCAACAGGAAATTGATAAGTTGTTCTATCCCAACCATAAAATGGTACTGATGGTTGTGCACCAGATGTATTTTCAACAATTGTAGCTGTACCATCTACATACCCTAATAACTGAGTATCAGTTGTTGATGGTGCAGGTACAGAAACTGTACCTACATGGCACTTAGATGCACCACCAGCCCAGTTACTGAAATCTGCCATTTGATTCATGCCAGAGAGTAGCATAGCATTAGGTATCCAATCTGTTACAACTCTATACCTATTTGTTTTTACGTTGTATAAACGACCTCTTAGAAATCCTTTCATACCAAATTTACAAGAGATTACATTCACGGACGAGCTCCCCAATTATACCTCCAAGAAAAGTCCATAATCTCAGTATTATCTTTTGGTACTGGATCGCCTGGATTTGGTTCACCAGCAGCTTCAGTAAACTGTGTTTGAAATCTAAACCATTGTAAATCACCACCTAAACAACGTATACCGCTTACAAGATTCCAACCATCTAATGGTACTTCGCACAAAACATCTTGAAAGTAATCACCTGGGCTATAAGTTGATGTAGAAAGAACAAAGCCAACATCAGCTTGAGCAGTACCTCCTGATGGACCTTGTATAACAGAACCAATAGCACCATCATAAGCCAACCAACTAGAACTCCCTCCAGTAGGACCAAATCCTGCAGTTGCTCCTGAAAAGGTTGTTGTATGAACATCACTAACACGTGTAATTGTATCGTAAGTAACTCCCTTAAATACTGCTGTACTTATATGATCTGTTAAGTCAGGAAAAATTATAATCTTTGTAAGGATATCAACAATGTTATCTGCGCCTTTAACTACTGAAACAGGTAAAACAATTCGCTGAAATATATCTGTTCCATTGGCACCAAAAGCTAATACATGTTCTCTAATAGTACCTGTACCTACACCAGCTCCATATCTTTTACTAACTACGGTAGAAAATTCATAATCAGGTGCAACTGGACCAGCACGAAGACCATTATCTGCACCAAAAATATTAAAATTATCTTGAAGTAATACACCTATAGTAGTATCAGAAGCACTTACTCCAGTACTACTAGTTCCAGTCGCACTTCTAACATTAATATTGTAACCAGGTAGTACTATTTCATCTAAACCATTGTTAACAACTAAATTACGATCCCATTCTGACTCATATACGATATTCATATTTAAGTCATACATAATTGCTTTAACTTCTCCGACTACAGCACCACCAACCTTAAAAGGTCTATTCGGAACAAAATTTCTGTATTTCGGTAAGAGAATCATTTATAATTCCTAAACTGGTGTCATTGAACCTGAGACTAGCGATACTCCAATATCCATTGCATTTTCTTCTAATACAGCTTCTACTAATTTAGGTGTAATACTTCCACTCAAAGATATAACACGACCATCCATCGGATCATCATGTGGTCCAGAAGATAGTAATACTGCAGTGATACTTCCGGTTAAAGATATAACACGACCATCTATTGGATCATCGTGTGGTCCAGAAGATAGTAATACTACAGTAATACTCCCACTTAAAGATTCAACATTACCATCCATCGGATCTGGTAATATTGGAAGCATTAAACCATACACTAGAGAAGCACTGAAATCCATCGTGTCTGTTGCTTCTGCAGGATAAATCGTAGTTGTTAGAAATATGCCTCCACCTGGAAACCACTGATAAATAGCAGCCATATTAGCCTGCTTTTCTACCTGTTACAGCTACTTTTAATCCTGAACCTGCTACACTAGAACCAATTTGTGTTACATAGACTAAATACTCTGCATCATCTGGTATAAGTGTAGTACTCAGTACTGCAGGTATTGCTGAACCCACAGAACTTTTCATATTTGCATCAATTTGAAGAAGTGTGCTAAATAAACTAGTACCATTCATTGTAACATCAACAATAAAAGCAGCTCCTGTTGGAGCTGTAGTTAAACTAATTCTTACATAAACTATACTCATTGGATATGGAGATCTAAAAGTAGTTTTTGGACCTCCTATTACAATTGGTGTAAATTCATCTGATGCTGAAGCTATGATAGTATCTAATGCTCCTGTTATTATATATCTACCACTTTGTGCTAGTGTTACAGAATTAGGTTTTATTACAGTAGCATCATCAGGAACAGCCATTGAGCTTGGATCATAATAATACTGAATAACAGGACCTTCAGGTATAGTATGTATCGCAACATGTGTGTATCGATTATAATCAAGAGCTTTAATTTCATTAGCATTACGAAATATCCACTCTAACTCAATCTGTTGAAAATTAAGTGTTTCAGGACCACGTTCTTGAATAACTTTACCAAAACCTAAAGCAAGATCTTCGTGCCCTATTAATTGTCTGTGAAGTATTCTACTCATTAGATTGGTGTATGCACTGTTGCACCTGTTGCATCAACCCAATTATCACTATCTACTGATCCAACTGCCCATAAGGGCTTATTTAAAGTGCTGCTCCAAACCATATAACCAGCTTGTTTAGCTTGCGTAGTATTAACAGCATGCGATAAATCTGTAAAATCAGCAGTAACGTAATTAGGTGCTGCAGGACCAATCTTAAGCCAACGACCAAGTGCCACAGCTGGAACTGGAGCTAAAATTTCTTTTGCGTTATCAGCAACAGCACTTGCAGAATTAAAGTAATATTCTACAGGTGGACCAAGTGTATGCAAATAAACGCGAGTATAAAGAGCAAAATCTAAGTTACGAATTTCATCTATCGTACGGAAAATAAAAGTTAATTCTATTTTCTGTTCAGTAGATGTATTAGTACCACGTACTTGAACTGCTGTACCAGGACCAAGAGCTAAATCTTTATGGATTATAAGTGAGCGATTAAGTGTTCGTTGAGTCATAACTATCCCATTGAATTGTAATGTGATTCAAACCAAGCTGCGGCAACTGAATCAACATGTGCAAGGTCTATTATAGCATCTATATCTCGCTGATATAATGCAAATTCTTCACTAGCCATTGTACGATTGTTAATATCTAAATCATTGCGTAGAGCTGTACCACAGATATAAAATTTAAGTGCTGCATCAAAGCACTCATCTAATTCAAATTCATCAGCCATTGTAGCTGGTAGTGGTGGACATCTAGAATAATAAATAGTAAGTACTTCACCTTCTTCCACAGCTGTAACAACACCATAATATGAAGTCTGTATATCATCAGACATATCTGAATCTACAAGTTCAGCAATAACACCATAAGGTGAAAGCTGATCATAAAGACCAGCAGGAACAGTAAGATCACCTACTAAACCAAATTCATTAGGTTCAGAAAAATAAGGTTGTTGGAAGTCTCCAAAAGCTCTAGGATATGTAGATAATTCTCTACGTTTAACTTCATCGTAAACAGCAAATTCTAACTCACCATCAGGTAAAAGTACTGCTTTAGTTCGCCAGTCTATTTCTCTATTAGCAGACATCCAACCGCTACTGCGTAACGGTAAATCTTCTCTGTCGTATGTTACATGAGAAAGATTTAAGATGCCCTCAGGCATCTTAAATATACTCGTACCATTCTTCAAAGGAATGGTGATAATCATTTTGAATAAATTAGTCTGGATAGCTATATCTTTTATAGCTAACCTGAGGTTTCGCATAAGAGTGTCATCTGGCCATCGTTGCTTATCATGATCATTTAGAGTATCTCTGACAAGCAAAAAAATGTCATCTATGCGAGGCATAATTAACGACCTCTACGACGATACGGAGTTTTCTTTGCAGGAACTTTCTTTGTAGGAGTTTTCTTAGCCATGATTTGATCCTCAAAAGCCCACCTACAATGAAGTAAGTGGGCTCATAGCCTTACATTGAAATTACGTTGCGAAGTTTGTCAGTTCACCCGTACACTGCTTATACTCGAGATACTCGACATAAACAAACAGCTTACCAGCTGTCGGAGCTGTACCACCATAAGTCGCGGCTGTCCAGATTAATATTCCGCCTGTAGGCAGATGGAGAGGTACTGCAGTACTTGGTATATCTGTACCTGCAGCTGTCAACAAATTGCCACCATCAATGAGATCGTCTCCAGCCAAAACACCGAGATCAAATGTTGCTGATGTACCAGCATTATTGAGCACGATTGGGAGAACAACTGCACTGAGAACCACTGATTCTGGAGGAAGAACACACAGCTGATAAATTTCAGCAGCTGTAATGATTTCATCAAAATCAATTTCAGCGAAGAAGACATTAACATCGCGTTTTTTGTGTCGCCCTTCGAGACGACTGATATTAGTTGTACCCATTATCTAATCCTCCCTATGAACCAATTTGTACATCGACGACAACAACACCATAATCCATGCCTGCTACTTTGGCCTGTTTATAGACATCATTCTCTGCGACGAGATTGCATTTCTGAGTTTCCATCCAAACTTCTAAAGCTGATTCAGAAGTAATGGCGAAATCCTCAGATGGTTGCCAGTGATAGTCAGGGTGCTTGCCAAATGCAAGTTGCAGAGCTCCAGCGCCTAAGATAAGACCACGGGAATGCAAAAGAGTTGCAGCATAGTCAAAGCCAGTCTGACCAGTCCAAAGTGCAGTAAGAGGATCAGCTCCCTCATACTGACGTAAACCACAAATTTCAATTTCAGAATCGTTCAGACCCCATCCAGCAGTAGTTCCTGAAGTTTCACCGAAAAATTGTTCAGCTTGAACAATTAGCATGGAACCAATCTTACCGATTACGCCTTTGATATTGCGGTTATTATTACCACGAACGTCGCCCTGTGCCATGATAAGCTGATAACCAGCTGTATCTTTGCGAAGTAGTGCGGCCATTGCGGCATCAATAACAAATAACCAACAAGGTTCACCATCTGCTGTCGAATAGACATCCAAAGGACGTCTTACGCCACCAGTAGTAAAACCGTTGGAAGTTTTCAAGGTTGTTTCAATATCCGTCAATACATCGAAAGTGAACGCTGTGCCCAAATCGATAGTGTGTGACGGAGCTTGAGCACCATTATTAGTTACCAAAAGTCCCTGTGCTGCATCAAAGAGCGCTTGATCTTTCCAGCGAATGAATAAGTCAGAGAGTTTGGAACGGGAATCGCTGTGTTGGTCGATCTGAAGATCACCAATATCAACAGCGTCGAATTCATCACCATTGTCTACTACCATACGATAGCGTTCAACAGTAATCTTATCGGAGAACTTACGCTTAGCCTCACCTTCGCCATAGGCAGTTTCCTTGCCTTTCTTCGCCTTCCCAGTGATATTACCTGAGAAGTCAAAAACGACTGTGTGACCTTCCTTTGCGGATGTGTTGTTAACCTGATACACAACACCATCCTTCGTACTTCCAGTCAAAGGAGACCAGAAGGACTTAGAGGCGGCTTGGATCATGCCTTCTCGTATCCATCGTTTGCGTTTGAGATCCGACGTTAGGGCTACTACACCTGTAGTCATAATTTATCCTCATTAGCAGTTAAAAGAAGTTTCTTTGCTAACAACGATCGCCGGAGTACCTTCGGTATAGCGATCATGTTACTCACTATAGCGGAAGTAGCTCGATTGAGGAATACTTTTGCTACACACATATTATACCACATTTTGGTCAATAATATTAATTAATTTTATCTTCACTAGCACAAGCCATTAAAACTTTAGCGTTAATTAAATTGTTAATATGTTCATCTAATATTGAAGAATCATAATAACTAATATCTTCACCATCACAAGAAAGTAACCTATTAAGTTCAGTAGTTGTTTTCTTAATAAGCACTGCTGCTTGTTTATAATATATATGCATTAGAAAAGAGTATCCTTTTCATAAGATTCAACAAAATCACCTTCCTGTGCTTGTTTAGATGGATCTTTTCCACCAGCTACTTGTCCAAGATGCATAGTATCATCATCTGTACTCTCACCTGAACCTTGAATGACTTTTTCAGCTTTAAGAAAAGTACCTGCTTTATCAAGAAACTCTTCAAAAGTAATCTTACCCTTTTCAAGATCCTTCATAAACCTAGGTGGAAGCTCACTAGCTACAATTTCATCTGTTAATTCAATACCTGTGCTTTCAGACCAAGCAGCCATTTGTTCTTTACGAACTTCAAGTTCACCCTTATTAGCACTATCTGTACGAATTTCATCGAGTTCACTATTTAATTGAGTTCTACCAGCTTCTTCGTATTCATTGAGTTTTACACGCCATGCATCAGGATTAGTCTTCTTAAGCTCATTCAATTCAAATCTTTGCTCTTTTGTGAGAGTAATCTTAGATTCTAAGAGTTTTTCTTGAAAACCAGTAGCTATAGCTTCTTGTCTCTTTATCTCCTGTCGTGACTTAGTATAAGCTCCTTGAGTATCTCGGTAACGTCGTTCTGCTGTAACCGCATATAATGTAGCTTCATCGATACCTTCAACAGCATCCTCAGGTAGTTGCCACCTACCTTTATCATCTTGTTCCATTTTACCAACTAACTCATTTACTTTATCTTTAAACTCGCTCATGTCCACTCCTAATTGGGAATATGTTTAACTAAAAATAACATTGTACACGCTTATTATAACACGTTATAATTAAAAATAATAATCTTATTTTTAGTTAAACGAGGTGATCTGATGCCAGCGAAATCACATAGCTTTTCAACTAAGACTGAAGCAGATACTTTGTTTGTAGAAAGTCTTAAGATAAATGAGCGTAAACAAGGTAGAGCTAACTTTAGCTGGGTAGTAATAGAAGCGCTTAAAAACTATGCTAAATTAGTTGAAGAGAAGCAAGTCCATGGATGAACAATCAAGACTACTTGCTCTAGCCCATTTACAAAATGGAAAGAAACCAGCCGAAGCAGCTGAACTAACAGGTATAACTTATGCTTCAGCATTAAAACTAAGAAAAGAGCTTCACGCAGCAGTAGAAAGGAATAAAATCCTCGAATTATTCAAATTAGACAAAGCTGCACTAGAAATTTTATTGCAAAGTGTAGAAAAACAGCTAATACCAGCAATTGAAGCATTTGGTATAGGCGAATTAGTTAATACAGAAGTTCAAACCTTAACTAATGGTATAGAAGGAGGTAAATTACTTAATCAGGAGTTCCAAGCAACTGCTAGTACTATAGCAAATAAAATAACATCAGCTGCACTTACTGCTAATAACTCAGATACCATATTACAATTAGCTAGAGCGCTGTGTGAACTCCAAAATGCTTTCTTTGGGCGTGAAATAAACACAACTACCAATTTACCTGCTACATCATTTGAACAGCACCTAAAACATTGATCTCCAAAGAGCAATTCTATACTCTATATCCTAACGATACAGAGCTCTATGATCTTTTGGTAACAAAACCAACTGATTATACCGAATTAGTCACTAAATATCTACCTTCTAAGCTATGGAGACTCAATAATCTCTACAATATCATTGATAAGGTAGGTGAACCTATACCATTTAGACTGAATAGAGCTCAATTTAGGGTATATGCGAAGAGTCTAGAGCATCCTAGACTGATCATTCTTAAGTCTAGACAGCAAGGAATCAGCACATTCTGGCTAATCTCCTACTTTGACGACCTGATTACCTTAGCTAATTACAATTGTGGTCTCATGGCACAAGGTAAAGATGAATCTGGAACACTCCTGGAACGTTTAAAACATACCTGGAACACTCTAGAACCATGGGTTAAGGACTTCTTTAATCTGAAGATAGTCAAGAACAACTCCCAGGAGTTCACGCTATCCAATAACTCCACAATGTTCATACGCACAAGTTTCCGGTCTTCGACCCTCCAGCGGCTCCACATTAGCGAACTTGGCAAAATAGCCAACAAGTATCCTGAAAGAGCTAAAGAGACGAAGACCGGAACTCTACAAGCACTAGCACCTGGTAATACAGGTATTATTGAGTCAACTGCTGAGGGTGTCAACATGTTCAAATACATGTGGGACTCTTCAACTAAACAATATGCCGCGGGACGGCTAGCAGGTAAAGACTTCCTGCCTGTATTTTTGTCGTGGCTTGATGATCCTGACTGTGTAGAGTTCGAGCAGCAATATCCTGCCGACGAAGAGCTCGATTACTTTAAACGACTCGAAGAAAGCATGAATATAGTCATAACGCCTGAACAGCGTAATTTCTGGATAGCCCAGCACCGAGAACTCGAAGGAGATATACACCAGGAATATCCAGCAACAGCTGAGGAAGCCTTTACAGCAGCGCAGGACGGCACATATTGGGCGAAACGGTATCTGGAGATGATAGTGCGCCGAGGTCAACGTCGAACCTATGATGAGTTATATGATCGCAATCTGGATGTCTATGTGACTCTAGATGCAGGTCGCTCAGATTATATGGTCCTGTGCTTTTTTCAAGTGTGGAAGAGACAATGTAGGATACTTGCGGAATATTACAATACTGGTGAATGGCTTGGGCATTATGTAAACTATGTGAAAGAGATAGCGGAAGAGAAAACATGGAATATAAGTCATTGGTATCTGCCACATGATATGGGAGTCACTGACCTAACACAGGATAATAAGACGCGGGAAGAGATACTGAATGATCTCGGAGTATATAATACTACTATTTTAGAGAAGCTTAGTAAACATCATGGTATAGAAGAGGTTCGCCAAGAGTTTCAAAATATCTGGATAGCAGAAGAGTGTGAGTATTTGGAACAGTGCTGCCTCAATTATACAAAAACCTGGAACCATTTATTAGAAGTATGGAGAGATGAACCAAAACGTAATCAGTGGGCGCATGGAGCAGATACAATACGTTATATGGTACAAGCATGTACTGTGCATCTCTTTGAGGATGATCAAAGTGATGAGGATTACATTACTATAGGTGGTGGTGTTGCTGTATGATGTAAGAACGCAGCTTTCTTTGTTACACTATATTAATAATATATTATTAATAAAAATAATTACATATCTACATTACTATTAGCAATTGCGTATCTACATTAGGTGTGTCAATAAAATCATTGATATACTACTGGCTAGCTTCCTAACCACAACCTCGCAATAATATTATACGGCGGATTGTCTCCTGGGGGGCGTATATTAATATATACTAATATATAAATATTTTAATATATTGATATATTAGCATGTATATTAAAATATTTATATATTAGCGAATATAATAATTAATATTAACAACTGGCATATTAAAAAATATAATGTACAAAAGCACAAATATGTACATTTTGTACAAATATGTACATTTTGCACAATAACTAAAAGAATGTCCAATTTACTAATAAAGTAAGACGTAAACATGTAATTACTAATCATAATGTATATATGTATTTTATTATATTAAAGAATTACTATATATTTATAAGTGATAAAATGGTTCTACGTCTTTGCGTCATTCACTTTCTTCGCTATCTATTTATGATTCTTACTAGAACTACTCTAATTAATGACAATGTAGCTCTTATTATAACTAAATACTAATATTCTACTATTCTTATATTATAATATTTTAATATATACAGAACATATTAATAATTCACTTTTAATATAAATAAATAATTGTACTTTTATATTTAAATAAATTATAATAATAATAGTGAAGAATAAATTATATATCAAATAAGTTAATTAATTCATCACTTATAGATTGTTTGAATAAATTTCAAACAAGTTTAAGTTCTTTAACAATATAGATGAAGTACCTTTGTGTCTACTAAGTTAGTAGACAACTTAGTAGACTATTTTTTAACTCTTTATAAAGTGAGTATAAATTATGACTACTATTAAAAAAGGTTACATTGAAGTGTATGAAATTCTTATTGCTAATAAGGATAAGAAGATCAAGTCCATTTTGGATCAATTGATTCCAATCTTTGAAAGTAAACAAAGAGACAAGAACCACTTTGAAGATGATGATGGTTTGCATGTCTTTTGTTACTATCATAAAGTTTGGGAATTGACTTCACAAGTTGAGTATGGAAAGAAAGTTAATACTGCAACAGGTTTGAATTCAATGTGCAAAGTTGGTACAAATCAGTGGACAAAACAACAGAGAGAGTTCAAGAGAGACAAAGCAGAACTTCTCACACTTGTTGCGAATGGTGAACTTGCTATTGAGAACATCAATAGTAAGATTGAAGAGTTGGAAGAAGTGAAAGATTCAATTGTTCCACTCTTTGAACATCACCACAATGAAGCACTTCAAGATCCTCGTCAATTAGAAATTGACGAATGACATGAAGGTTTAATAAAAGAGAGACACAGAAATGTGTCTCTTTTTTTTTACGTTTAAAAAAAGAATTAATCAGTAGTAAAAAAACTATATTGTATAGTGCGAAATTAATTGTTCGCTATTTTAAAATATTTATATACTTTTATAAAAATTCGTGATATAATATTAATAAGAGATATTAATTAATTAATCTTACTCACTAGTTAGAAAAATTATTAATTGAGCTCTTATCTGTATTTAATTAAAAGGATAATATTTATGTTGACTGTAACGTTAATAAAAGAAGAGTTCGCTAAAGAGTTTGAAATCACTCCTTTAGCAGACTCTGTTGAGATGATCTTAAATGAATCTGACTTTATAGAGTTAGAATTAAAAGATATGTGGCAATATTACGTATCAGAAGCAAGATCAAAGATGACTGCTACTAAGTTCTTCTTTGAATTGAAACGAGCTGGTAAGATAAGAATAGATCTTCCCTTTGAAGAGATATTAAATGGCATTCTAAACAGTAAAGAATCTTTAGCACACTTCGGTGTCTTACTAACTATGCTAGACTTATCACTTTCTGACATAATTAATTAGATCAATCACTAAGTAGACTCTATTACTATATAGAGTCTACTATAAAGGATAAATCATGATTAAAATTGAAAAGAATGTTAAGATGCCTATCTTTCGAGAAGGTAGAAACTTATATCCCTGGAAAGAAATGAAAGTAGGTGACAGTTTTGTAAGTGATAGAATTATGCATGGCGCAGGTTTTAATGCTTCTATAAAGCATGCACCTAAGAAGTTTATTGCCCGAAAAGAAGGTGATCATTATAGAGTTTGGAGAATTAGATGACTGACAAGTGTTGGAAAGGTTTCTCGCATATTTGGCAGAAGATGTATGAAACTGAATGGCATGAGATTTATTACTGCCTAAGATGTAAAGGTAAGATGTGGAAGTTACGAAGAGGTATATTCTAGAAGTTATCTGACAGATGATTTCTAGAATCGACTACTCGATTCCCAGCTAAAGGAGAAAGCTAAAATGTTATACAATTATACTGTACTCTTACAGTCTAAACAACACAAACCTCGCAGGTTTAAAACCACTGCACATAACCTCACTGAAGTCATGACTCGTTTGAGAAAACTGACTCAGAACTACACAATCAAGTCTGTAGTAAGGAGTCCAAAGCATGTATCTTAGTAAACAAACAATTCGGTGTATTGCTGATACAGCTAAACACTACAAGGATAATCAAGAACTTACTCCTGAGTCATCAGCAGTACTTCACTGTGAACTTGATACTTTATACAATCTTTGTCATGATGTACCAATTAGGTTTACTATCAAGATTGAACGTGTTGAAAAAGTACCTGAAACGAATGACATTGTTCTTAATCTCTTAGTTAAAGAAGTTCTTTACTGCTTAGAGAATGAAGATGATGAACATATGCCACATACACATGATGGTTCTGAATATCGAATAGATTTAGAGAATGCTACTTGGGAGTATCTTGCAAACAAATATAAGTTTGATCCTGAAGATCATCATCTTCTCAAACATACCACTGAAGAAGCTCTCTCTTACACATTCCATCATTTAGGTATAGAACTATGAATGAACAAGAAATCACTGAGATCTTTGAGAAGTATACACCTGAACGAGGTCAGTGGACATGCTCACAAGGCAAACTGGTTAAGTTCCATTACATAAGGAATACACATGAGTAGTCAAACCTTTACACTTACTAAAGAACAGATAGAACTGATTCATAGAGTATTTGGTGGCACTAAGATTATTCTAGACAGTGTCAAAACCATTAACACTGGTGGATATGTCATGAATGATATTTACAATACTGAGTGCAATCAAATTGTTATTGTCTATGAGTATGGTGCTATGATGTTTAAGAACATGGAATCATACAATGCTAATGATCACTCACCACATTTCAATTGGGATGAACCTTTACTAACTAATGAAGAGTTAATAAAGGAATTTGCTGGTCTACTTACTGAAGCATACGATATGCTTATCAATAGTGGTATTGAAACTGACTTGATAGATAGGATTTATAAGAGTCTATTTAGAGGAACATGAAATGAATGAAGACGAACTCAGAGAAGCATTTCACTTTGAACTAGCATTAGCATGTATTCTATTAAAGAATACACAATGGGTGCATACCTTCAAGAGATTGAAGTTCACTAAAGCTAAGTTAGGTAAGGCTCATTGTAATGGTACTGTTCAACTGAGTACCACAACATACGATGGACCTGCTGCACTGCGAACTACTATTAGGTGTTTTCTTACTGACCTACATAGTGGCTTTGCTAAACCACATAAATTTCGTTGGCAACGCACAGCTAAGATATTAGGTTTAATTACTGAGTGTGATGCTGATGATATAGCCGAGTGTGAATTATGTCACAACCTGACACCACTAACTAAGACAAAGCGTTGTCTGACATGTAAGAAAGTGGAAGAAGCAGTTAAGCTGGCACCTGAGATTGCCCGCAAAGTCCTCGACCGAATAACTCCATTAGAGTTTACTGAAGAAGAGAAGCATGAGTTAAAGGAGTAACATGAAAGAAGTTTCAGCATTAAAACTTAACCGTGAGACCAAAGGTGCAGTGCTGTATAAGAATGTAGTTGATCACAAATCTGTCACAACTATATACCTTCGTAAAGCTGTGCTTGACACACCTTACCCATCTCACATTCTTGTAACTATATCCACAGAGGAGAACTTAGATGGGTAGTATGTATGTAATAATTGCAAAAGAAGGTACAAGCAGTGCTTCTACTTTAGAGCATGCACGATGTATTGCAATTGATGAGTATCATGATAGTGATGAAGTGTGTATCTATCAGTTAGTAGCTACTGGTCGTCATCAAGTACTTGTTTGGGATGACCAGCAAACAAGCCATGAGTGTTGCAAAGAACCTTGTAACTATGGCAAACCTTGGGATCACAAAGCACAACGCTGGCTAAAGCAAGAATGGTATGAATGCTACGGTAAAGTAGACAAAATAGCTGGGAGATTAGGTAGGACTAGAAGTTCTATCACATCTCAAATAGGCAAAATGTTACAATTTACTTAAGGAGATGTAATTTGAACTAGTTTTTTAGCATCAACAACTGGAGACCCTCAACCTGTATCGAGGGTCTCCTACATTTCAGCCTGTATATCTATTCTCTAACAATGCATACAATCTCTCAGCATTAAAATCATTACCTAACTGATTCCGTATCTCATGGAGGTGCTCATCATCTTCTCTTCCACTCCAATACTTATGATACGTTCCATCTTTATAGCCATGATCCTGTCTGAATAAGTTCAGTATATTCTTAGACACATACAATATATAAAGCATGTCAAAGCTCATACCGATCTTATCCATGGCACCAACGAAATTACCGTATGGAAATTGTGTCATAGCAAACATTGAATAACCCATACCAATACAGTATTGCACCATAGTTTTTTCAGGTTCATTCTCGTACTCACTCTCTGCTGCTAGCAATTGACTATGCATAAACTCAGCACTGAAATCATCAAACGTCAACATGAATGCCATAACAAAATGCCATACGTCAACAAGTTCCATAGCAATAGCATCAGCATTTTGTGCTCTATCAGGTAAATTCTTCCAATGTTTCCAACCATACTTATCAATAACTTCAGCACATTCCATGTGAATACACAATGCATAGTCATGATTAGCATTACGCCAATCCTCACCAGCAATATGTACTTCTAACTTCTCTTGCAAATCGAGCATTTCTTTTAACTGCTCAAGTGTCAACATAATTATCTCTCCGAAAGTTCTGGTTGAATTGTCATTGCATTTATACATTCATTATCAGTATAATTAAGTTCAGCACAACCTTCACCATCACAATAAAGTTCAATACCAGTATCAGTAGGTGTAATCTCAATCCAAATCTCACCTTCACCAGTATCCCATCTAAACGTAACAACTCTTAATGGCAATGCAGCAACATCAAGAGGTGATTCAATAAGTTTCATAACTTACTCCTAAGAAAGAAAAGCCCCAATTAAGGGGCTAATCTCGGTGGCGAGAAACTTATGCAGCTTCAGCAGCTTCAGCATCAACAATTGCTTGGTAATAGTCAGCATGCACTTGTGCTAACTCATCCTGATCTGCAGCAGTATAATCTTCAATGCTTGCGAATGCGAGTTCAGGAATTGGATAATCAGCGATAAACCCACGTGCTTCTTCCAACTCATCAAGCTTACCTTGAATCTCAGTAGGCAGTACATCACCAGCAGCAACATCTTCCAAGAGGTTCTCTTTACCTTTCTTGAACTCACGTTGTTGCTTAGTCCATAAAGATGTGCCAAGCTTGCACATTGTATTCAGACCAGAAGCACTGTTAGCTTTGGCACCAAACTCAACAAGATCAACAGGCAACCACTTCTTGAAGTAGTAATCCATAATGCAAAGCACACTACCATCCTCAGCACGATGCATTGAAGAAGCAGCACCACCAGCACCTTTGGCAGACATGATCTCAATCAGTTCAGGAAGAACTGACTTTACTTTCTTTTCTTCGTTTGCTACCAGTACGGCATGCAATTCGATAAAAGCTTTCTTAATAGTCATTAGTATTACCTCGTTTGAAATTACTCACTCTAGGTGAGAATCATATTATAACACATTTTAATTCAAAAGTACACAAATATTTTGAAATAGAAAGTACTAAAGAATACTTACTCTTTTATTAGGTTCACCTCCTCATATTCATCAGCAACTGCATCTAATCGTGCTTTGAGATCTTCAATATGCACACCTGTATCGATATCACTTAATAATGTAGCAGCAGATTGTATACCCATTTTTGCTAGTGCCTCTAGCTTAGCAACAAATTCTCCTGCTTGTTTGCGGCATGCTCTGCAATGTTTATGGTTTACACCATGTCGACAAGTCATCTCTTATCCTCATGTTAATCCAGTTAAGTAACCATGTACCCAGCTTACACCAATGATAAGGCATAAACCAAGTATAATCTCTATGAACTTTAGTATTTTAACCAAGTTCTAATACCTCAGTTAGTTCTACTACCCAGTCATTCAACATGTCTTCATTAATGTCATCAGTGTACATTGTATGTGTAATAATGTCTTGAATTACATCAAATCTAGCAAGACTATCTTCCTCAATAGATTGAGTCTCTTTACTAATCCACCAAGAAACAAGATGACATCTATTTCCTTGATTGTTAATAAAAGTACCAACATCAAAGTGGAAAGGTACTTCATCTTTCATTATTAGTTTGCTTGCCACCTCAAACAGTGGTGCAAATATATCTGACATACTTTTTCTCCTTTTCCTATTCCAATAACTATTATAACACAAGTAGAATTAAATGTACACCTTTATTTTGAAATAGAGAGCAATTAATTTCATACTAATAGTTCAATATGCATTGCATATAGCTATTTTGATTTCAATAGGTTTTTAATATTGTGCAAAGCTTTGGTCATGTGATATAATAACAATGTAAATTCACTCTATTCATATCACTTACTGACGAGGAACTAATGAGAACAAGTGCTAAACGGAAATTAATTCTAGAGGCAGACATACTTTTAATTAAGTACCGTGTAGACCTTGGTGTACCGCTAAATACAGCAGTCAAGATTCTTGTACCTGACCTCTCAAATGTTGCAGTTATTAAGTTAGTTAATTGGCATAAAGAGATGGAAGAAGCATTACTTGAAGATGATTTTGTATTACACGATACTATTAAGAATTCTATGTTTCCTCATTGGTTACCTGAATATCAACCAGATAATGTATGCTATGTAGGACAGTTTCCATATGGATATTGGGAGACTGAGCAATGAAAATATTGTGTCATGTCTGTGGTAAAGAAGTTCATGCATATTTTACTACAGGTAAAATTGTTTATCCACATCGTAAAGATTTAGCAACCAAACCCTTTTGGCGATGTACTTATTGTACTGCTTTTGTTGGATGCCATCCTAATACCACAAATCCTTTAGGCAGTATTGTTGGTTCAAAAGTAAAACACATGAGAGTACAAGTGCATGACACTTTAGATCCTATATGGCAAAGTGGTACAATTAAAAGATCTCAATTGTATAAAGAACTAAGCACTAAATTAGGTTGGAATTATCACACAGCAAGTATACGTAGTGTAAAAGAAGCTAAGCGAGTATTAGATATACTTAGCACATATGAAATAAGAATGACAACAATTGAAGGTGATTTCTGAATGATTAAAGACACAGCTCCTTTTATTGAGCTGGGTTGGCATACTATATCATTAGGTGGTGAACTAAAAAGACTTCCTAATGGTAAAAAGACCATCCCTATATTTGGTAAAGACTGGCTAGCACATGCTATTAAAGATATAGAGTATAGACCTGCATTATTAGGTGGTGCTGTTACTGGTAAGGAATCAGGTATCATTGCTATTGATTGTGATAACACACTCACATACAATATGTTTAAAGCATTAGACCCTGACTATGACTTTCATTTCATATCTAAAGGTAAAAAGAATAAAGATGGAAAGCTTCAATATTGTGGTACTATAGTATATGAATACATAGAAGAATTAAATGACAGTTTTAAAATAACATCTAATGACTTAGCAATAGATTTTTTATCTGCTAATAGAATGACATACCTTCCAACTATAGCTAATGAAACTAAAGAATCATTTGAATTAACTGCACTTAAACCACCACCATCTGAGGTAATAGCATTACTTAAGTCTATATTAGTAGCTAAAGAAGTTAGAAATACAGCACCTAAGACAACAATAATATCTCATCATAAGTTTAATTTAGCACCACAAGTAGAAATGTTTGTAAAGACTGGCTACATAAGTAAAGCACTATTCAAATTAATTACACCATATGACTTTAGAGATTGTGATGAGTATAGACAATACGGTTATGTGAAACCAGAGAACATTGAAGATGGTCGTGGTAGTGAATATTTAAGTAAGGTTAGTGCTATATTTGGTGCTGATACAAGTATTGATGTTGACTTGTATTGTAAAGCAATGCGAGAAGTGAATGAACAATTCGCTGATCCAATGGCACAATCACGGCTTAATAGAACTATCATTGAACCTATGTGTGAGTGCCATGCTACTGGTGAAGATGGTAAACCTATATGGCAGGAAGATCCAGATTGGCAAGTATCTTCTATGTCATTTCTTACTAGACATAACACAGTAGTCAATACATTCTATGACTATAAACGACGTATATATTATGTAATAGATCTTGCTGAAGAAGCAGTACAGACATTCAATCAAGTGACACAACTAACAAATCATCTTAATTCTATTACATACGAACGTATGAAACCTGTTGATGTTACTGGTAATGTACCTAACGTACTTGCAGGGTCTGAACCAGAGAAGTTATTTGGATTCTATACTGATGACATTAAAGAATACTTCAATGCATTTGTATCAACACCAGCATATAAAGCATTTAAAGTACCTGAAGATTATAAGAAGTATTATAAGTATCCAAGTGTTACAATGCAATACTTAGAATCTCTAGTACCTGATACTATGATGAGAGATTATCTATTAGGTTTCTTACGCAGGAAATTAGATACATTTGAATACAGTCCAGTGATACTATATTTCTTAGGTATTCCTGGCAGTGGCAAAGATACATTTGTTAGTTTAATAGAAAGGATTATTGGTGAGCCATCAATTCAACGACCTACTACTAAAATGTTTCTTGAAAAGAATAACGCTTGGATACTAGATAAACTGTTTATACAGTTAGATGAATATGGTGATCAGCTATCTAGTTATAGTATGAAAGAAGAAGCATTAGGTTTGCTTAAACTATATACTGGTAAACCACGTATTGCAATTAGAGTTATGCGAGAGGATGTATGTTCGTATAGCCATAAAGTTACATTCCTTATGACTGCTAATCGTAATCCTTTAATGTTAGATGCTGATGATAGAAGAGTAGCACTATTCAATACACCTAATGTAATGTTAGATGCACCTTGGTTAAATGCTGAAGGTGGTCTTGATGTAGTACATCGTAAATTAATTGAAGAGACATGTGACTTTTGTTATTACTTATCAACTGAAGTCGAGAACATAAATGCTAAAGCATATATGTCACCACCAGCATCAGCAGATAAAGAACGGTTAATTGCAGAAAGTATGCCAGTTGCTAAGCGTCTTTGTTATTATCTTAAGATACGTAATTGGCGTGAGTTTAGAATTATAGGTGATCAGTATGGTCCACGTAGTTTATATGACAGGATAGATCAAAGCAAACTCCTAGAATCAGACTTAGTTGAACTGTATGAAGAACTTAAAGGGTCTGAACCAGATCCACGTGCAACTTCTACTATACGACATGCAATGCGAGACATGGGTTTTGAATCTAAACGTACTACACTGCCAGGTCACAGACATGGGTATGCATACTTTATTCCTGGACTGAATAGATTGGCATTAGTACCATCGGAGATAGAAGATGAATAGTCACCATTTATTTAATCGTGTATGGGTTGATAAAGAACAAACTACTACTGAATATATTCCATTAGCAGAACGTGAGTGGGATGGTAAAGTCATTAAAATCCCAACTCAAGTTATTCCACCACCACGTACTTATAATACATATGATACACTACGATTTAAGATAGGTGATCCATAGCTTATACTGACAGAGAAATAAAAGGGTTTACAAATGGATTCAAATGGTGTATAATATATAGAATATGACGAAAGTCGTATACCTCGAGAGAAACTGAAAGGAATCTCACATTTTAACTTTGAAAGGAACTGAAATTATGTCTAATATAGTAATTGATTCACCAGTCGGTGAATTAGAATGGGTTCATATTGATGGCGATGGTAAACCTGATCTTCAAGGTGTACCTAAGTATCAAGCTGATGTTGTTCTCTCTCCTGAACAGGCTGAATCCTTTAAGGATATGGTCAATACTTATTGGGAAGAGAACAAACCCAAAGGTGCAAAGGCTGCTAAGTCTCTTGGTATTTATCCTCACACTGTGAAGGATGAAGAAGCAAGTAAAGAAGCAGGTGAGACTGTTTATAAAGAGACAGGTAATACTGTCGTACGCTTTAAGACAGGTACTACCTTCCAGAGCGGTGATCCAAAGGTTGTCAAGGTTTTTAATTCTAAAGGCAATGAAGTATCTCTGCAAGGTAAGAAGGTTGGTAACGGTTCACGTGGTCGTGTCAATGGTGTTATGGCAATTTATAACATCAATAAAGCAACGTGTGGTGTTACTTTCTACCTCAATGCTATACAATTAAGCAAGTTCGTTGAATGGACTGGTGGTGCTAACTTCGATACTATTGAAGAAGAAGATGGATTCGAAGGTGTTGAAGGTGTACCTGGTGCTATTGACAGTAACGAAGAAAGCGAACGTCCTCGGTTATAACAGTAATCATTGTCACTACCATCCTATCGGAGGGTGGTAGTGATTTTAAGGAGTATTATTATGAATTTACAAAGACTCAAAACGATGTCAAAAGAACAACTCATTAAGTTAATAGTTACTAAAACTAGCTATAAAGTAATAGCTTATGCTAAGTATCACTTAAGGAATATTAAATGAAATATAAACGTTATTTTGATAATTCTACTAAAGAAGTTAATTTAAAATCTGCACTATGGATTGCTTTTTGGGTTTTGATTTTATTTACAGGCAATCCTGATATACATGATGCTATTATGGAGTATATTGGAAGACATTAATGTACAAATATATTGAACTGGATGAGTTACTGCCCAGTATAAAAACAGGACAACCACTAGCATTTGATACTGAGACACAAGGCAAGTATGGAAAGATATGCCTTGCTCAGTTCTACCAGTCACATTGGGATGAGGTACTTATGGTTAAGAATCCTCAGCCTATCATTCTCATGTCATACCTAGCACAGTTAAAGGACACATCTTTAATTATGCAAAACGCAAGCTATGACATCTCAACAATCCAACGCCAGACAGGTAGCAGATTCATTCCTCATATGTTTGAGGATACACTTCTGTTAGCTCGTATTGCTTGGCCTTCACGTGATACTTATACATTAGATAAATTATTACGTCAGACTTTAGGTTATGATCCATATGCTAGACTAGGTATTGATAAGAAAATAATGCAGAAAGCTAAGTGGAATGTACCTGTAATACCACCCAAACAATTAGTATATGGTTCACTTGATGTATACCATCTTTTAGAATTATACAATGCAGTTAAGTCTGCTAAAGATTCATTTAGTTATAAGCTAGATATGCTTTCATTACGTGAAGCACTAGATTGGCAAAACAATGGAATGTGTGTCGATGCAGACCGTCTAGATGAGATGTATAATAATAACCTAAAGAAGATTGAAACACAGAACATACATATCAATGTGAACTCATATAAACAAGTAAGACCTTATATAGGCAGTGATATGTCTAATGGCTTAGGCCTTGCTACTCTTGCATTACAAGGTAATAAGAAGGCAGGTCAAGTTCGTATAGTACGTAAGCTACTAAAACTTAATAGTTTTCTTAATAAGTTTGATA